GGGTGGTAACCGACCATCAGTGTCCCCAGTCGCCACGCGGTGTTGAACGCGGTGGACGGGATCTCGCGCAGGATCGAGAGCGACAGACATTCCTGGTCGGTCGGGGGCCTGAGATGCGATGGCCAGACGAGTCTCTCTTTCTTGCTAGCAGGTTCTTCTTCCTGAGCTGGTTTGTACGTGCCGCCCTGTTTCGGGGCCTGGGCCAGCCCCAACCCGACCACTGCTTCCATCTGTTTCAGGGTCTCCAGCAGGCTGACCCCCTTGACCTTCATCCAGAAATCGATCACGGAGCCCATCTCACCCGATCCGTGATCTTTCCATTTCTCGATCCCGCTCTGGTCCAGCCAGACCGAGAATGAGGGGTTCTTATCTTTCCTGAATGGTGACCGGCAGTTTCTGCCGGGCTCGCCCGGTAACTCAAAGTACTGCCATGCCCAGGTGACTGAGACCGCCGCGCACAGCGCCTCAATTCGGCTTTTGGACATCGCTGGCCTTTCTGATCGCCTGGATCTCTGCCTTGATTGCCCTGGCCTTCCGGCGGTCTTCCTGCTCCTTGATCGTCCTCTTGAGCCGGTACTCCAGATTACGTTTCCGGTTTTTCAGCTCGGTCAGCTGGCGTTCCCATCGGCGGAACGACATACCGTGGACGGAGCCCGGTGTTCGCGAGGCTTCCCGGATCTGGTTCCAGATCATCTCGGTCCGCCGGTCGCATTTGGTGATTCTCGCTTTCAGCATCGAGACGCTTTTTGGTTTCATCGGTATTTGTTTCTCTGTTTGTTGTGTAAGTCTTCCAGGAGCCACGCCATTGCTGCTATCAAATCCCCGCTCCGGTCGTGGTCCCAATTATTGATGCACCACCGCATGTAGTCGGGAGGGATTTCAGCCAAACGTTTACCCTTGTGTTTGCCGAATCCTATGATGATGGTCCCCGGCCAATCTTCCGAAGACCATTTTTCGTGCGACTTGGTATCCGGCGGCGTTGGCGGCGGCGGTGCCTGTTTCGGGGTAAACGATTTGTGTTCGCCGCTGTGGGCGTCGATCCCGCGATCGCGCAGTGATTTGATCAGGGCAGCTGCCGCGTTCTGGATCTCGCCGGGTTTAGCGGCGGGGTCCATTGCTAGCGCGAACAACTTCTGTTCCTTTTCGGTGAAGGCCATAAAAAACAACGCCGGGAGAGTATTCTTTGGGTAATACCCCGCCCGGCGCGTCTTCCTTATTCTCGACTTAAGGAAAGAGGTTAGTCCATCTTCAGCTCGTCGATGTCCTGCTTGATATAGCTGGCCACCTTGTTGCGGACCCGGCCTTCAAAAGTCTCCTGCTTCAGGGAGACGAGACCTTTCTTGCCAACCAGCTCGGATGGCTTGATTTCAACGTGTTCGCCCGGGAGGACAATATCTCCGTAGCTCTCCCGTAACTGGTCAATCTTCCAGGTGGAAGACGGCACAAAGGTGAGTGTGTCCCAGACGGACTGATCGCTTCCTTCGATCGCCAGCCTAAGCTCGATCTTCTCGTTGCCGTTCTTGCTGCTGCCGAGGGTGGCAGACTTGATTTCAAACTTGTAGTCGCCTTCTGGCAACACTTCATTTCCTGAACCCGATGTATAGCTAGGCACTGTATTATACTCTCTTTCTTTCTTTTTCTGTTTATTTTATGAACCAAATTGCTGGAAGACCAGCTCGATCGCGTCCACCGCTTTCCCAAAGACCCAGACTTGGCCTTCGCAGAGCGAAGCAAACAGAGCCTGGACCTCGCTCATCGTGTTGCTCTGGACCTTGAATTCAATCATCAGGGATTGGGCAACCGCGGAGCGGATCGGTGTCTTGTTCAGAAAGACGCATTTCTTGAACACGATGAAGTCGGGCACACCGAGGTTCTGCGAGGTCTTCTTGTCGGTCCGGCTGTGAATGAACGGATAGTTGTGCAGGTTCAGCCAGTTCTGGAAAATGACGTGCTCGTCCTTCTCCAGCCGTGCGTTGAACTTGTTGATCGGCTTGACGATCGGCATCGGGTCTTCCTGAAGATAGCCGGGGTCGTACCGTTTCCGATCCTCCAGCGACATCTTATCCAATATCGCCGGGGTGAGTTTATCTCGTTTCATTTTAGAAGTGCGGGCTGTGATCCGGCCTCCATGGGAGTGGGCCGGTCACCTCGCGGGTGGTGACGAAGAGCACCCAGAAAAGGATGCTCCAGGTGGCGACGACTGTAAGGAAGATCAGGATCAAGTACTTCATTTTCCGTGTATCATCCTGGACATCTGCCGCAACCTGACCGGGATAACGACAGTGTCATTGCAGATGCCACAGCAACGTCCGTCCGTGATGGGTTGAGCGTTGTGGCCGTCCGTCCACCCGAACCATTCCGGTTCGATGAAGTCTCCACAAATGCTGCATATCGGTTTTTCTGTTTTTGTTTCCATTCCTGCAAAGTAGCGAAAAGTATGAACATGTAAACTCGAATTTTGGGATTTTTTTCAGGGGCCTTTTTAACTTTTCTTGGTCTTTCCCAAGCTGGGCCGATTTTGCTTGGTTGCTAGCAAGTCTTCCGGGATTGACTTCCCTTTTGGCAGCGCCTTCTCGATCCCTCCGACCGAGATAGTGATCGCCTTCCATAAATCCTCTTCACTAATAGATTCACGCAACACATCGAAGGTTTTCTCCGGGTCTTTGAAGTACCTGATCGTGTCGCCCTGGAACAAACCCCAGCCCGGAACCGCTGAGGGATTCTTTGCTAACATCAGCTTGTAGTAATCCTCCACCGCGACGATGAACTTCTTCATCTTGACTATTGCCGCCAGGATCTTGGCTCCCTTCTCGCCCTCTGGCAGGACCGATGGCAGGTCGCCTCCATCATCTAGCCCAATTACCCAGCTGGCTTCTCTTCGGACCGCCGGACAGATCAGGAGCCCCTTACAATGTTTGCAGTAATCGCCGGGGTTAGGCTGGGTCTTCTCGTTGATCCGTCTCAGTAGATCTTCCAGCGTTTTCTGGTACTTCTCTATTTCTGTCCGGGGCATCAGGTGAGCGATGAACCTGTAGTTGGGCGAGATGATCTGGGTCTGGACCAGTTCCACTTGCGGATAATGAATCGCCATCAGGACGGCCAGCGATTTCAGCTGGTCGTTATCCTTGGGCTCCGGCGGTTTGGACCAACCGGTTTTCATGTCGACGATCAGGCCGCGCCGTCCGTCGATCCGCATGTAGTCAGCCTGCCCGGAGAAGACCGGCAGGATGCCGTTGTGCATCCAGAGCCGTTCCTCCTTGATGATCAGGTCGTCGTTGGTGGCGTTCCAGGAGGCGATGACCTCGTTCAGCCGCCGCATCAGCTTGGAATAGATGTTGCGCGCTTCGTCCTCAGTCAGGGTACTACTGTCCTGGTTGAAGATTGCCCGGTGAATCGCGGTGCCCATCTCTGCCTCAGGGCGGTCCACGCTGGCCACCTGCCCCCATTCCTCTGCTAGCAAACCCATCCGGTGGCTGGCCGGGCAGCTGAAGTACCTTTGGATTGAGCTGGCCGATGGTATCCCGTCTCTTGAATTGAAACTCATTTTCCGTTTCCAATCCGCTGGGCCTGCGCCTTGATAACCTCGAAGTTTCTGACCAGCTTGGCGCACAGAGCTTCATTGAACTCCGAAACGGCAGAGGCTCGCGAGAGCTTCAGTCCGTCCACTACGATGTGGAGCAACGTCTTGTCACTGATCCCCGCGAACGTGCAGAGAGATTTCAGTTCTTCCATCGGGGTCAGGTTAGCTTTCGGGGCTTCTGTTCCCGGCAGCGGCTGTTCCTGCTCTTGTTTGACTGGTTCTGGAGGAAGGGCCTGGGTGGCTTTCTCTGCTTCAGCCGTTGCCTCAGCCGCCGTCTCGGTGAAGCTGGTGGGAGTTGTCTCGGAGCCGTTAGGAGTGTTTCCTTTCTCACGCGGCTTGCGCTTCGCCTTTTCCGGGGTCAGGTCTACTATCTCGGTCACCTGAGCCATCTTCTCACCATCCAGCTGATCCAGTTCTTCCGAGAGATGCATTCCGCGCAGCACGTCCGGGAACTCCCGGCGCAAGGCGAATCCTAACGCTCTATAATAGAGCATCGAGTCCGGGAAGGTTAGCCATGGGCTCGACTTCTTCTCCAGCAGCCCGGCCTTCTTCGCTTCCGCCATTGAGAAGCTCCAGACCTTTTTCTCCCGGCCTTTCCTTTGCACCGTGACCGTGCAGCTCCGGTTGTCGCCTGACCCCTCGTAGACATGCTGCTTGTCGACGAAATGACCGCTCTGTTCGACCAGCGCCATCGCCAGATCCCCGGCCAGGGTGGTCTTGTTGTTAATAATGTGGATGTTCTCCAGGCTATCGAAAAGATCGAGGCCCAGAGACTTTCCGCGCATGATGACCAGTGCGATCTGGGCGGTGTTGCCCAGTCTGGTGATGCCCGAGTCCATGATCTTCTTACAGATCAGTTCCAGGGCGCTGTAGTTGTCGTAGACGAATCCTGTTTCGCTAATTGGAATGATTTCTTCGCTCACTTAGTTGTAGTTACTTTCTGTTTTTTTGCTATCGGGTATTCCCCATTCAGGATGCGCCTCTCCACGCCCAGGATGTCTTCCATAGCGTAGAAGACGCTGGCTTTATTCCGGTTTTTTCCCGGCTTAAAGGATCGTGAGACAAGCCATCCTGCGTTAATTGCGTCCTCGAAAAGGGCGCGGCCCAACCGCTCGATAGCAGTTGCTCCACGGCAAATCAGAGGCTCAGATTTAGGCTTTTCCATGTTGATAAATCACACTTTTCGTTGAAATGTCAATCCGTGACAGCTGAACAAGCCTTATTAATTATCATCGAGGGAGTGTCCATTACCTTCCTGATCGTCTTCTGCTGCGGGTTGCCGGTCACCGACTGGTGGATGCGCCGGAGGATCAGGAAAGAGATCGAGTACCGCGACAAGCTAGAGAGGCATCTGGCTAAGAAATGCCGCCGCTACGAATCCGTCCGAGGATCGAAATATCACAGCCGGAACTAACGATTCTGCAACGCTGCCTGCGCTGCCTGCGCTTTACGCTGCGCGATAATTGCGTTGAATTTTGCTAGCCCCACGTTGGCGGCGTGTTGACTGGCAATTTTTACTGCTGGAGCCCCGAAGGTGTCGTAGTTCAGCTTCGAGAGGTACTGCATCTTCTTCTCTTTATCGAACAGGCCGGTCTCTACCGCCGTCTTGGCGTAGGTCTGGGCGCTGGCAAAAATCCGGCGGGCTTCCCCTTCCGGCAGCTTGTCCTTGGCCCATTGGAGGAACTGCTGGATGTCTGACAGCTTCTCGCTGCCACCCGGTTTGATCGGGAACGAGGTAACGATAGACGACCTTAGATTATCAACTGCTTTTGCCTGATCAGGCACTGCCAAGGTATTCTTGTAATCATTGATCGCCTGATTGACTTTATCCGCGTCACCAGTGATTAACGCCGCGTGAATATCGTCCTTAGCCGCGCTAGCACGGTTGCGGACATACTGGATCTGAGGCCGGGGGCCGGAGATCGCGATCTTATGCTGAATTTCCGGCGATTCTTTCTCGTATTGCCGGGTTTCAATCCTCAGGAAATTCAAATCCTGATCGGCTTGATGCGCTTTGGCAATGTTCCATGGAGTCGGGATATTTGCCGCGCTAGCAACGTTTTTGGCAAACTCCGACCCGTATTTGTATTGCGAGAGAAGACTACTGAAGAAATCGTCGACTGCTTTCGGGCTCGGTTTACCTTCATGGATAATACTGTTTGCCAGATTCACCAGCGAAGTGATCGGCTGCATGCTGGCCGGTACTCGTGGGTCTTTGGTCTTGAAACCGATCGTTCCCTGAGTAGCACTGCCTAGCAGGTCGGCGTAATTGCCGAATGATCCCGCGATCCCGGAAGCAATGATGCTGCTCCAGGATTTCTGTAGTGCTTCCCCTAAAGCCGCTCCGTAATCCCCTATCTGAACTCGCTTAATGATATCAGCAGCCGTGGGGTCCTGATCTTTCCGGCCCAGGATCATGTTTCTTCCCATCACCGCCAGCGCCCCTGAGCCAACCATAGTGCCGATCATCCCGATGTTCCGTCCCAGGTGATACGTGAAGTCAGCCCGTGATGCCGAAGTCCCGCTCTTCAAGTTCACGGTCGACCGGGTCAGCGGAGCAATAAACTCGCGGGTCAGAAACCTGCTGGCATTCGCGCCCCATTGCTGGTATTGGAGCAAGGCTTTTCCAACCGGGCTATGGAAGATGTGGGCAGCGGTCTGGGACGGACCGTAATTTCCATGCGTTTGCATCACCCACTGTCTCAAGAAATCATCGCTTAAAGTGCCGGTGCCGTGCTCGTTATACAGGCTCTGGAGGTCGCCGGGTGCGAATCCCAGGCGTTGGATCTGTTCGTTAGCTGCTCGACCCTTGGCGTTGTTTCTGCCGAAGTTTCGGCTCCAGTCGTTCAGCCAGTTCTTTCCGTTCTGCATTGCGAAGACCCTGTTAATGTCTTCCGTCAGATGTTGCCCGCCCCATTTCAGCATCCCTTTAGTAAAGCCCTGAATCTTTCTAGTTGCCCAGGTCTGGTTCTGGGTCAGCTCCATGTCGTGCATCACGTCCCGCATGTTGGCTCGCAGGATGTTTAGTTCTCTGGCCTTCAGCCGGAGCTTGTTGAAATTCGGCATGTCGCCTACCGTCTTCAGGAAGTTGACCGGACCGCTCTGGATCAGGTTGTGCGCCCCGCCGCCGATTAGGTTCATCAGCGAAGTAATCGGGTTGCCCAGCTGTGCTCCAGTGGCAAATGTTCGCACCTTGTCGCTCCAGTCGCTGGTGTTATCCAGCCGCTGCTGCTGATACTCGGCGGCACGTTCCTGGTTGATCCGGTTGCGGACTGCCTCTTTCTGCTTGCCGGTCAGGGTAGTGGACTTCTCCACGTCGTCGATCGAGTGATCGAAATAATCTTTCCCTTTATTAGAGAGCTTCTGCCCAAACGCTTCGATGGTGGCCAGCCGTTTAACGCCCCGGTTCAGATATTTGATCGCGGCCTTAGGGGAGAAATCGTAATAATCGTGCGCCACATTCAGCTCGCGCGCCCGTTCCATGTTGCTGAATGGTTCGTTACTGGTCTCGTCCGAATGATGCAGGCCCGCGTACTTGTCGAGCATCTCCTGCTCGTTCTTAATGTGCCCGGCAGCGATCTCTTTATTTACCAGGGTCTGCCAGTCGCCTGCCCGGTGCGCATTCCGGTTCGCCACGATGTCCTTGAAATCGTCCGATAACATCCTGGGCCAGTAGTTAGCACCGATCCGGCGAGCTGGCCGGATGTTCCCTTTCGAGGTGACCACCTTGGTGTTCAGGCGTTCCATCTCGTCGAACATCTTGCTAGCAGAATTCTTCCAGGCGTCGATGGCTGCCCGGGTTTCCGGCGCGACTGCCGGTAACGGCTGCCCGGATTGTTCCGCCCGATGATACGCTTCCCATTCCGCGTGAAAGGTTTTCGGGTTCGCCTTGTGGGCCGCGTCCATCGCGTCATAGACCTTGTGAACTTCTGTATCAGCTCCGAGCCGTTGCTCGATGCTGGGCCGCTGCTTGATCTTGAAGGCCAGCGTCCTGGTCTCAGGGTTGTCGAGCATCGCCGATTCGCCCGACTTGAAGACCATTGCCATCTTGGTTTTGAACTCTTCCCAGGATTGCTTTTTCGGTTTAGGGGGAAGACCTCCGGGAGCAGCTGCGCTCAGCAGGTCTTCGGCGGCGTGTGCCTTGGCGATCTCGCTAGCAAGATCGACCGTTGCTGGTTTGCTTTTCGCCAGCTGTTTATCGATCGCCGCGATCTCTTTCTTTACCCCTTTAACCGTCTCGGCCAGCCGGGTCTTGCTTAAGGGGTCGTCCTTGTTAGTCAGCCGGTCTTTCAGATCAGTCAGATGATCGAGCACCCCTTGCCACCAATCCTGCGCCATCTTCCAGACGCCCCGGTTAGCCGAATGTTCGGTAATCTCGGTCCCGTGCGCCAGCTGCGAAGTTTGCCGGACCAGTTCCGCGTACAGCGAATGAGCGTCTATTACCGCTTTTCCCCTGGTGGCCAGATCCGGTGAGCGCATGTCTTCCCACAGTTTATTAATCGTATTTTCCCAAGCTTGCGTATGTGCTGATCCATAACCCAACCCGGCAAATGGGTGATCGTATGCGTGAGCCGAATCGCGGAGAGCGTTCCACATCGCGTCTGCTGTCGCGTGATCGCCCCTGGCTCGGGCGGCTCGCTGCATCCTGATGTATTGGGTAAACGCCTTCTTACTGCTGTCACGGATGTGCTCGATGAAACTTAGCTTTGCCCCAGGCTCCTTGATCCGCTTCTGCCACCCTTTCTTTTCGGTGTTGAAATGCAGGAAGTGCATCAACTCTTCCTGGTACGCTTTGGAGATCATCTGAGCCGGATTAGTCCCGTCATCCAGCTTATCACGTATCCATTTGGCGTTAGCTACGCTGTCGTGGTTTAACCTGTAAAAACCGCTTTCATCCGTTGATGCGGAGAAACCCGTTCTAATACCGAATGGGCCTTCAGCCGGGGCGCTGTTTATTCCCAACAGGTCAAAGATCGGTTTGAACTTGGCGAAGACTTTATCCTGAAGTTTCCCGTAAGTGTCATTGTACTTCTTGGTATTCCCAGTGGTCGGGTTGTCCCTCATCTCACGATGAGCTTGCTGGACTGCTTCCACGTCCGGCTTGAGCTGGGCGTGATCCTCTTCAGTCAGGAATTTATCGGAAGCCACTGATTCGCGTTGTTGCGCGGCTTTCTTCTCAACGCGAGCTTGTTCTTTAGCCGGTTCAGGGGGCGTGACCGGCGGCTCCGGCGGTGGCGGCTGTGGGATCGGCGGCTGTTCGCCGGGTTTCGGCATCGGATCGTCTCGACTCCAGCCGTCATCTAACGCTTTTTGAGCGAGAACAGCACTGTCCCCTCCAGCATCTAACATTTCACCAACGGTGGTGCGAGCCGACGATCTTCCTTTTCGTGCTTCGGTTTTGCCTATTACATTTCCGTAAGCGTCCTTTGCTTCCATTTCCAGACCGGAAGATTCCGGTGGCGGTTCTTCAACTTGCCTGCCTTCTACCTTCGCCTTGTCGCGTTCGTAAGCGTCCTTGTTCTGCTGGTCTAGTTCCGCCTGCTGCTGGTCGGCATGCTGCTGTTCCGGCTCGGTCTCCGGCTCCAGGGTGGTCGGCGTGTCCGGCTCGCGTTTCTGCTCTCTTTGCGGGTCGATTGGCGGTGGCGGTTCCTGCTCAGTCCGGCGCGTATCATCCGGCGGCGGCGGCGGTCTGGTCGGGTCCGGCGGCTCGATCTTTTCTTCCGGCTTGATCAGCGGCGGTTCTTCCGGCGGCGGCGGCTTAAGGGGTGAGACCGGCGGCGGCTCGCCCCGGTGCAAAGTTGCTAGCCCACCGCCAATCAGTCCAGGTATTCCTTCCTCCAGAATATTCTGCCCTAAACCTTCATTCCAGTTCCGCCCTTCCGCCACGTTCTTGGCGATCTTCTGAGCTTCCGAGGCGGCGACAGTAACTCCAAAATGAGCTGTGGCTCCTGACCCAATTCTCACTAATGGGTTCTCAAAATTCTTGATTACCCCGGTTAATGCGCCCAGTTTGCCGCCCATTGCCCTGAACCCGAGCAATTGCGGAGCCAGCTGTAAAAGCGTGCTAGCAGAAGCCTGTCCATCAATGTCTTCTTCGGACATGAACGGATGTTCCCGTTTAATGTCTTCTTTCGATTGTTGTAAAATCTGTGCTGCGACCGTCGCTTCACCCGCTGGTCCGGTCAGCATCTGGGCAATCATGACCGGCGCTTGCCCGCCCAACTGAGTCCAATTTTGCCACGGTGTTCCCTCAAAATTTGGAGATGACCGCAACTGTTTGGCTGCCTCGGCTTGTAGAGAAACTACAGTTGCTTCCCGCGCTTTATACGCTGCTAGTGCTGCTGGATTGCCTTGGGCCTTAACGTCCTCGATCAGCGCCGGAATATCGATCGATCCCGGCGGCACGTATGGCTTCTCTTGGGTCGGGCCGGTCAGCGAGCTTGGGCCTTGTGGCCCAGGCTTGCTCATGTCGTTGGCGTAAATAGAAAGTGTCTGCGCTAGCACGTCCGGCGGCAGGTTATACAAATGGTCAATGAATTCCTTGATCTGGGCCGGAGTAGCGTTCGGCTCCATCGCGTGAGCGAACTGTTCAATCCGGCGTTTGCCCATCGGACCAGCAGGGTCACTGGTGATTAAGAGCATGGATTGGAAATCTATCCCGGCCTTCTTGATGTTCGGGATCCATTTACTCATCACCTCCCCAACGCTTCCCAGGAGAGGGTTCTCACGAGCTTTGGCCAGCGCCTGTTCGTCGGTCAGTTTCGGTTGTTGCAAAACGTCTCGAACGTGATTGGCTGCTGACTTTTTAAAATCGTCTCCCCAGGCTTGCTGAACTTCTGGAGTCACTCCGTTATCAGACGCTGGTTTATCAAGCATCTGCAAAACTTCACCGATGTTTTGGTGTGCTTCCTTGAAAGCATCCAGCTTAGCCGCCTGGGCGTTGACCTCCTCTGTCAGTTTTTTGTTAGCAGCATCGGCAACGGCAGGGTCTATCGTATCCCAGGATTCCCAATCCTCCTTTTTAGGTCCAGCCGCAGCAGCCGCCGCGCCTGCCTTGCCCACTGGCATGTCGCCGGTTAAAATGTTGCCGGATTGATCATAGATATCAAATCGTGCGTCGCTGTACTTTTCGGGAACCTTATCGCCATACCGCCATTCACGTCCCGCGTATTGAAAGGTTTCTCCCGGTTGCGGATTCCCGACCAGTCTAGCCGCCGCTGCATTCAGAGCCACGTCATAACCAGGAATCATCTGGCTGACGTATTTGCCGTGTCCGGCGGCGCTATCAGAGTCCAGATTAGCGTCGCCCTTATACCCGAAATGGGTGACATTCAGGCCACTGGAATCCAGCTTAACCAGCGTATTGAGTGGCGACTCTTCTGGCTGGGCCGGACCAGCACCTTCTCCTGGAGGCAATGCTGCACCGATCGATTCCCGGCTGTAACGCTCAATCCTCCCGCGACGACCTCCGATGTCGAAGTGCATCAAGTCGGGTTCGTTCGGATTGTTGGCGGTGGAAGTTCCGAATTGTCCGCCCCACTGAAATAGCCCGGTCAGTTCCGGGTGATACTTTTCCTGATACCCGTAAGCGTTCCGTGCTAGCAGAGTATAAAGGCCGGTTGCATCATCGCCGCGGTTGACAATCGGCTTACCGTCAGGGCCGTAAATCTGCCAGTCCTGTGCTTTCCCAAGCGTGTGCTGTCCTTGCCCAGTAGTGCGCACCCCGGAAGTGGCGCGAATGGTGTACCCTTCTGGCAACGCGTTAGCGGCAGCGGAAACAATCTCGGTCAAGACCGGATTAGTTCCTTTGAGACTCGCGCCCTCCTGAACTCGCGAGCTTCCCGTGCCGGGCTGGATATTTGGAGTTTTAACATCCGGCTTGAAAGTTGGGTCCGCTACCGTGCCATCTTCAGTTAACCAGCTTTTCCAGTTGTCTGGTTGGGCCGTTGTTGGTACCGCTGGTTCTTTAGCTCCAGGTGCTGGTGTCGTGACGGGTTGCGGCGTTGTCGTCGTTGCAGGCAATGCTGGCTGATCAACGACACTTTTGGTTCCCGCCTTCTCTTCTGGACTAACAATCTGTTCCGGGTACGCCTGTTTTGGTGAGAGTCCCGCTTCTGGATTTAGAATGGCATTCTTGCTCCCCGAAATGAATCCAGGCACGTTTTTCGTGGGTGGCGTTTCGTCCGCGACTACATTGCCTTGATTATCAATCAGCCGATCACCTTCCCAATGCGGAGCGTCGCTGGTCGCGTACTGCGATTCATTGGAAAACGTTCGATGAAATGGTGTTTTGAATTTATCGCTAAAATGGATTCTGCCATCAAATTTACTGACCGCAGTGCTGGCGTCAGGATCCCCTTCTTGCGCAGCTTTCCAAAACCCGCGCATGTCGTAATCACTGGATGGCGAGTCGTCGAATGGGATCTTGTTAGCTTTTACCCACGATCGAAATTGTTTCTCTTCACTTGGCGATAGTGGCGTTTTGTAGTCCGGGTTATCCGGGTCGGGATCGGCCACCGCAAAGCCAGTCGTGCCCGTGAGAGGTTTCGCTAACTCAGCGCGACGGACATAGGGCAATACCGGCGGTGTTTCCGGGGTCACCAGCTGCCCGCTCGGCGTATAGTCCGGGTTTTTCACCAGCTCGGCGGCGGGCGCTTCGTCCAGTTCCCGCGAAGAGACCGAGACCGGCTGGGTGGGCTTCAAAATCTGCGCTTCGACGCTGGGGAGATCGATCGCGCCCGGCATGTTCCGTTGCCGTTCTTCAACCGGGTTGATATCCGGTGGGGCTACTCCCGGACCAAACCCGACATCGATTTGGTCGGGAAGCATTTTGGGTGCCGCCACCACTTGTTCGTCCGTCTTGGTATCAAGAGAGGGCCAATCCCGCCAATCCCCGTAATGTTTGGAAACCTTTTCTGATGGCGCAACTGATTTGCTGACCGCTTCGGAAGAGGCTTCGTAACTATCGCCGCTCCCGTCTTGAGCTTGGGCTCGGCTCGCGTCATCTTCCAGTAAAGAAAGAGCGTCTTCGGCTTCGGCCTGTTTTTTCTGCCGAATCTCCTCTTCCAGATCTGCCGTAACAGCCACTTTTTATTTCCTGGCCGGAACCTGAGCCACTTTTCCGTTCGGCAGTCGAACCCAAGTCCCTGGAGCCCTCGAATAAACGTCTAGATTATTGCTGGCAGGATAAGGAATGGCTGCACTGGAACCTGTCGTCTGGTCCTCGCCTGGAACTCGATACGCTGACTGTCCTTGTTTAAGCCGTAACGCGTTCATTTGTTTAACGAAATTCGCCGCTTCGCTTACCGGGATCTTGGCGGATTTATTTGCTCCTAAAGGGATTGTCACCATATTAGAACTTTGCAGGGTTTGTGGATCAATAGTGGCGTCTTTACTGCCGTCGCTAACGAGTTGAGCTAATCCTTCAGCGACTCCGTTGCCATACGTGCCGTTGATGTGACGGTTCAACTGAGCTTGATCTATCACCGGCTCTGAAGCGATATTGACCGCTGGAGGATTTTTAATCTCTTTAGATGGCTTGTTTTTCAAAGCTTCGATCTCCGCCTGGGTATGGAGCAGATTAGCTCGTTTCTGAGCAGCATCCATCGCGTAACGACCGGTCCCAGCTGCTTCAGCAGTTTCATCGGCGGCTTTGGCCTGGGATGAAGCTATCGCTTGTTTCTGTACCTGCATTGCCAGCATTTCCTTACGCAGATTCATTTCATCCACGCCGCCGGAAGCTGGCGCAGTCCCGGCAGTGCTGACCCCTGGAGCAATAACGTTTGGAGTTGGTCCCGCCGGAGTGGCTGATAGCGATGACGCCGCTTTCGCTTTGGCAGCTGCTCCATTCAGGCTGTTGTCGGGCATGTCCTGAAAAGTGTATTCAGGCTGAAAGTCCGGGTTGATAGATGCCCCAGGCTGATTGGTCTGAACCGGGTCTGGGTCTGGATCAGGTATATCAGCTTGAGGGGCCGAAGGATTTGCACCACCTCCCGCACTCCCAGACGCAAAGCCGGGTGACACCAACGCGGCACGCGGAGCATCCTGCGTGTTCATCAGCTTATTGGCTAAGGCATCTTTCTTAGCGGTATCAATCGCTTTGGCAATGTTACCCATCGCATCACCGATAAGGCTTTTGCCAGCAGCAGCGCCGCGCGAAAAATCGCTAGGCACATTAGCCTGATTCCTGGCCTGAATCCGTTGCAAATAATTGATTGCCATACCTTTACCCCTGGTTACAGGTAAGTTTTTGTCTTGCGCGCTTTTGGAATTGTGCCGGTTCCCAAGGTTTTCGGAAGCTTGACCGGCCTGGCCGGATTAGCGACAATCGGGCCTGCTGCCGGAACAAGGCTCTTGATTGGCTTGGGGATGATGCTAGCAGGAGCAACCGGAGCAATCACCGGTTTGACTGCTTTTCCTACCAATGGGAAAGGGGTCTTATTTTTTGGCATAATCCTTAAGCTGTTTTTCGGTCATCTGTTTAGAGATCTTCTTGGCCATCGGGAAAGATGGTTTGCCGCGTTTCGCTGCTAGCGCAGCGCCCATCAACCTTTGCTGAGATTTCGATGTGCTTGGCATAACATTATCCTTTATAGTTACGAATAGTAGCCGCTTAAACCTCCGGCGATTGCTCCTCCTACCACTGATCCTCCATAGGTAGCACCTGCTGCCGGTATTCCGGCGATAGCCCCGGATGCCGCACCGCCAAGTGCCGCTGCCGTCTGGTTTTTAGTCTTTCCTCCTGCGCCACCGGCGTAAGCGTTGTTCAGGCTGTTGAAATAATTCTGGGCTTGGCTTCCAATGTCGAGCCCGTACTGCTGCTGCTGCTGGCCGGAGACGTTGCCCAAGCTGGCCGGGTTATATTGTGGCCCGCCTTGCGCGGCCTGCGCAGCATTACCTTCGGCTGCACTCAGATATGAAGCCCCGGCCTGATACGGCGTGCTGCCGCTCCCGAGATATCCGAGGGTCGCTTGTTGGTTGGAGCGAAGATTGGCTTGCCCCTGGTTATACATGTTGAGGGCGATGTCGCCTTGGGTTACCCCGCTGCCCAGGTACGATTGCATGGCTTGCTGCCGCTGCTGCTGCAAGGCTAAGCCCGCTTGCCCGGTGGTCATCGCTTCCTGGACCATCTGCGGAGTGCCGTACACGTTTCCGCGAGCAACTTGGCCAGCCCGAGTGGCCTGCTCGACTTGGCGGGCGGTCACCGGGTCCAGCTGGCTTCCCAGAGCCACCTGATCGGATAACTGCTTGCTTAAAGCGGCGTTCCCGGCAGCGTCTGTCGGATCAACCTGCTTATAAGTGTCCAGGTAGCTCTGGAAATCGGAGGCACTTGGTTTCGCCCCTTGAGCAAGCGAAGTCGAGTAAGAGCCGGACAGCTGATTGCGCAAAGCTTCGGTGTTCGGATCGGTCTGGGCCATCTGCTCCAGGGCGCGTTGCTCCGGCGTTTTGGCCGCGTCCGCCACCCCTTTGGCTAATTCCTGTGGATGCTGAGCCTCGTAAAACGAAACAGCGGTCGCCGGATCAATCTTCGGGTTACCACCTTGCTGGACGTAATAATTGATCGCGGCCTGGGGATCGACTCCGCTAGCACCGAAATTCGGGTTCTTAGCGGTAAAATAGGACATCGCGGTCCCGGCATCGATGTTCGGGTTGCCCCCCATCGCCGCGTAATAATTGATCGCATCCTGCGAGCTGACCTGTGGCTGGCCGGTGGTCGGTGAATAATAGGAATTTGCCATAGGTGTAGCTCCGCTTGAATTCGTACTGTTTACGCCAGCTGCCGTTCCTCCAGCCCCTCCAGCCCCTCCAGCTGCCGTTGCCGCCTGGGCTTGAGCTGCTTGTGCTGCTTGTGCTGTCTGAGCTGTCTGGGCTGCTGCTGGATCAGTGGTCTGCATCCCCTGAAAGGTGCCCTGATTAACGTACCCGCGAATTTGGCCCGCGTTAGGGTTGCCGCTGGTCGGGATCTGCTTCTGGTCACCTTGCGCATCCCAGTAATATTTTCCCTTGTTCTGGTTGTACCAGTTGACCAGCGTCGAATCGCCCCAACCCGCATCGGGAAGGGTGCTAACGATTTGACCTTGGACCGGGGTGGTTGCCATTTAAAGGTAGCTGTAAGGTTGCGAAGGAAAGGTTCCCGCAGTGACAGGCAACGATTTAGTTGGGCCTTTCAAGACCGGGTTAGCGCCTTCCTTGTTAACACCGGCAGTTGAAACATTGGAGGCCACCGCATTGGCAATCTGCCGCAACTTGGAAAGGTCAGGCTGATTCTCCGAGCCTGGAATCTGATACGCCTGACTGCCGCCCTGATACGAGATGGCGTTCGGGTTTGCCACCCCATACAATTTACCCAGACGCTCATTGGCCGCATTCATCCGCATTTGTCTTTGAGCGTAAGCTTGCGGATCGACCCGGGATTGAATATCCATCTGGGCGCGCGCCCCTTGCAGAGCCGCCTGATTTGCTAGCGCCTGCTGGGTCTGCATCTGGGCTGGTCCCAGCTGTTCGGTGGTTGCCAGCTGACCGTATTGCTCGATCGGCTGATTGGCCATCGCCATCATTTCGCCCGCGCCAGCAGTGCCAACTGCCGCCTGGGCAGCTTCACCCGGGGTAACCGGGTCTGGAGTTTTAGAGGCTCCCAAATTAGCAACCCTCCTTTCGAGCTTGATATCGTTTTTGGTTTTCCTGATAGCAAATCTTGCAACGTCGCTCGGGTTCTTCTATCCCATTTTCAAAAAGTTCTAAATCAGAGGTTCTCATAGTGATCCGTATGTCAGCCTCCTTACAAGGGTCATGAATTTAGACCAAATATACATTCGCGGTGCCCCGTTCTCGGTCCGCTCGCCACGATCAAACATCACTACGTGCTGCGGTCCGAATCTCGCGATCTGCTCCCGGCAGACAGCAGCCATTGAAACCGGCTCGCTAGCAACCAAAAGCTCGATCATACACATTCGCCCGCACGGTTCGTGTACGTGCGGCTCCAAAAATTGCCTGATGTTCCTGAAGTATTTCATCAGGCAAACCGCGCGAGGTTCGCCATCGTCATCGATCAGGTAAGAGATGGTGCCGCGATTCCAGTAATGAGCCACCCAATCGCAAATCTCGATAAACCCGAGATCTTTCAATGGCTGGTGCTTCCGCAAGAGCGGTGCTAGCACCAGCATGGCCTCGACGAATTCCTGTGAATGGGCAGTCTTCATATCGTCATCATGGGGGCTGCTTCCCAGGCCGCTACCTTGACCTGGAAAATGGTCCAGTTACCGTCTCCCTCGATCTGAATCTGCAACTCATTGCAAATCCCGATTGAAAGCAGGGAAAGCGGGCAATAATAAAAGCCGGTCAGATCCAGGTCAAAGGGCAGGCCAGGAATGGTCAGTTGCAGGAGCGCGCCACTGGTCGCGCTGACGGTGGTGATAGGCTCGATGGTCCGGTCGACGATCACGGTGATGGTCACGTCTTCTTCGGACTCCAGGAATTGCAACTTTGCCGAATGCGGCTGGATCTGGTTCAGGCTCTCGCTGAAAGTAAAACTTCTGGTGGTCAGCAGCGAATCAACCGGATTTTGCACGCTGTTTAAATCGGTGTCGTAATACCGGCGGTCGGTCGGATAAGTGAATTCGGAGACTACCCCGTCCAAAGTGCCGACCAAGAGGAGAGTGGCGTCGGGATTGGTCCGGTCCCGGGCCGAATCCCTAAACCCATAGTCGCTGTTAAAGATGTCGAAACACCAGCGCCCCTGCCAAGTGTTCAGAGTGACCGAATAAATGAAGATGAAATTATTAAAAAGTGACCCGTCGATCGGCACCGAGAGCATGTAGAGATCGTTCCAGAAGGTTGCCCTGGCGTTCTTGATCGCCGCCCAGTTGATCCGGTCCATGTACATCTTGATCGGGGCAGAGATAGGCAGCCAGACTCCCATCTGATCGGAGGTCGGCATCTGGGAAAGAGCAAACACCCCGCGCCCGGTCTCACTCAGGAAAAAGACTTCCACCCCGCACTGGACGATCGTCCCATGACAGCAGCAGCCGATGGTGGCGCTAGCACGGTTGACCTCCCAATCGACCACGTTGAGGTTCGGGCCGGTGGCAATAATCCAGGTGCTGCCATTCCTAAACACGGCCACCGTCTGGTTCTGCCAGACACATTGGCCGGTGATCAGGTCGGTGGTGATCGGGTCGAGGGTCACGCTCTGGTTGGTGACATCCCAGACTTCGGGATCGAGAATATCGCTGACCAGCAGGTTGTTTTGGTAAGCATAGATCAAACGGTTAGAAGCCCAGATCGGGTAAGCGGCTGTCGGGTACTGGCTGGGAATAGGATTGGTTCCGAAAGTCTTGGCGACCGTGTCGTACTTGTACAGGTTGCCGCCCCGGGTGAAGTAGAGAACCTTGTCGCAAAGAGCTGAATAGATCTGGTCCCCTGAGGCCCAGGCTGGTCCGCCACTGGCCACAGCATTCACATTGCTCCGGGAATCGTAAATCCCCCAGGAACTGGCGTGATTGTAAAGAAACTGACCAACCCCCAAGTGATGGATCGAGTCCATCGATGCGCCTTGAGCCAGCATCCGGGCGATCGTTCCCGGCCTCGGGCGATTCAGGTTATCCATCGCGGTCAGGCGATTGATGGCCTTGCTAGCAAGCTTCGGGTCAATGGCATTCGGCGGCAGGGTATTATTGATCCCGTTAATCGGGACCGAGCCATCTACCAGAACTTCGTCATTCAGCTGATCGTTCCATTGGGCCATTCTTTACCCCCATGGATGATAACTGGTTGGGCGACTCTGGCCGTCCATGTAATCGCCCGTCTCATAAATCGCCGGAATAACCTGCTGATGCATCTCGGACTGATTCTTTTCGACGTTGACCGCCGCCTGAACGTGGGCAATTGCCTTCTGTTCACGGGCATCCGCTTTGGCCAGCTGTCGGACCTTGGTATAAAGCGAGGAAAGAGTAAACTCGATCAAAGCATCCCAGATATGTGAGATCCGGGGCACGGACATGTCGTTGTTGAGGACATCGGCTTTCAACTTCACCTGGGCCTGAACAAAGCAGGATTGCGGAACACCGTTGATCTGATAGATCGGGTTCGGATAAAGCCGGAACTGCGAATAGATCAGCTCGGTCACTTGTTGCGGAGCCTGGACCGTCACCCCTCCAGCCGGGTTCTCAGCGAAGATATTGACGATCCCGAATCCTTTGGAAATCATCGTCACCTGGGTATAGGAATTAGAGGTCTGAACGCTGGTGGGAATGATTGTTCCACCGGCCTGCTGGGTTGCAGCCATTAAAAAATCGTCCTGGACCCCGTACCCGGCAGAATTCAGGCCCTCGATATGGACCGGGAAACTGGCCAGCTCCAGAGTGGTTAAGGTCAATTTGCCCGGATTGAGATAAGGCCAGCCTAGATTTTCAGCCCGGTAAAAGACCGGCATAGAGAACGGTGCTAGCGAATTTCCGCCGCTGACCCGCTCGACCCAGTCGCGTTCCCGGTAAGTCAGCCGCTGATAATTGACCCCATCCCGGCTGAGCTTGCACCAGACGACTTCCTCGGTGTCCAGCGGGATGAAGAACGCTCCGTTCAAGGTCGGGTCAATCACCAGATCGACCACCCGCATACTCTCCCGCCAAAGGTGGGCATCGTACAGAGTCTGGTATTTGAGCCGGATCGCTTCCCGGGCATAGCTCTGCATCTCGCTGGAATAATCACCAACGGTGTGAGTAGTGAAATTGATGATGTCGGTAACGGTCATAGCATTTCACCAACCGGTATCCATCGTGTAATGACCTGCCATAGACGAACTAGCGGTAATTCCGGCGCCAAATGACCATCCGCCAAAACCAGTTTGTCCGGCTTGCACAAATCCTGCATAACCTATATCCGCATTCGCCGTCAGATTACGAATCGCTCCACTCAACCCCGTGATCGGACTATACCCCATAGCCGATGGATCTTTCGCCATAATTTTCGGGAACCTGACCGGCACATACAATCCACCGGTCGCTACCGCTGGACTAACAAAAATAATTTCTCCCGCTTGTTGATTCGCCGCTCCTGGTACAATCGCGTAATCGTATGATTTCTGATAATAGCGCAAACAAGCATCATAATTTGTGGCCCAAGAAAAGTCCATCAACTGCGAACAAACCGCACCCGGCTCGTGCTGGACAAAGGCAATATCAAAAGTCGAATTAACGGGCTTGCTGGCAAAATTATCTTGGCCCACTGCACCGATAAAATTCCCGTTCTGCCAAGTGTCATTAGCCGGAGGGATGTACGTCGTTCCGCTCGCTAAAGTAACTGATAGATAATATGCGAGGACGCCCGCACTGGACAAAGAATTACTGGTCGGAGGCCAAGCAGGCAGATTCGGAAAAGTCAGAAGCGTCCAGGTGTTTGCGGTTGGAATAGTACATAGTTTGGACAAACTTTTGGTAGTCGATGGACCATCACGCAAATTCAAACTAAACTTTAATCCGGCCACACTCGACCGACACAAAATTTGGATCGAATGCACGTCATTTTGCAGCTCTCTGAAATAAGTCCCCTCAACATTCTGGAGAATCCAAAGAATATCGCCAGCCGCTAAAGAAGCCTGTTGAGTAGTTAAGGTTGTTCGCAAAAAGACATTTGAGATCGAGAAATTTGTTCCGGGCACTAAGATCTGATTGCCAGTCGCCGTGTTACCGTTCCTCTGGGTGTTAGCGGCTAAAGTAGCGGATGCCGTCTGTTGAATAAACCAACGATCAGCGCATCTACCCCCTGCTGACACTACTGGTATTGCCCCACCCGCAACTGACTGCCCAATTTCAAAATTCGGGTTGCCGATGGCGTTAAAAGATTTCAGCCTGACATCCCAGATTGCAGGATTCGGGTTTGCGCTGCCAGTGATCGAACTCGACAAGGTGGAAAACGGCACTTGCGCGTAGGCCCCGGCCTTGTTCAAAAGCAGCAGGTTATCCGCCGGGTCCACCGAGCTAGCCACCGGCTTCGCAGAGACAAAAGCCGGTTGGATTGCCGCACTGCCAATGATGTCGTTCAGCTTGGCGGCAGTGATATTCTTCTCGCCATCCGCGAAGATTCTAGTTGTCGTGATGTCGCTCATAAGCTGAAAGAAAGTCCGTCGAGATAAATGTCCTGCGCGGTGGTAGTGACTGGCCAAGTGAAAACCGCCCGCACCACCGGGGTGATAGTCACGGTGCCGGTAGTATCGACGTTAGCGTGGTAGATCGTCTCGCCTTCGGTCTGCATCCCTGCTAACATCAGCATTCGGGCCAAAGACGGACGTGCGCCTGAGGGGAGGGTGAATGCTAGCAACGCAGCACCGGAAGCTTGCGTGATTTTTCCGCGAGTCACAACCATTGAAACAGTCCCATCAGTCTGAATCCGGTAATCACCCGCCCCGGTCCACCCGCTAGCAAGAGTCAATGCAATCCACGTTCCCAAACTCGCGCTGGTTCCGGGAACACCTTGAGGACCTTGCGGGCCTGTCGCCCCGGTTGCCCCAGCTGTACCCGGTATTCCTTGTGCCCCCGTTGGTCCGGTTGCGCCCGTAGCGCCTGGATCACCCTTTGGCCCTTGCGGCCCGGTTGCCCCTGCTGTTCCCGGGATACCTTGCGAGCCAGTCGCTCCTGGATCACCTTTTGGCCCCTGCGGCCCTGGCACTGTCGAGTCTGCACCCGCCGGACCAGTCGCTCCCGTCGATCCCGTTAACCCAATCGGCCCTTGTGAACCAGTTGCGCCGGTATCGCCTTTCGGACCTTGTGCTCCAGTCGCCCCAGGCGTTCCTTGCGTTCCTTGCGTTCCTTGCGGTCCCTGCGGACCGGGCACCGTTGAATCTGCCCCCGCTGGCCCCGTCAATCCAATCGGACCCTGTGGCCCGGTCGCACCCTGAGGCCCGGGCACTGTACTCGCAGGACCAGTTGGACCCGTCGCACCAGCAGCGCCAGTGTCGCCCTTTGGCCCTTGTGAACCGGTTGCACCCGTTAACCCGATCGGCCCTTGAGCACCTGTCGTCCCTGGAATTCCTTGCGGCCCAGTCGCACCCGTTGCTCCAGGTGTTCCCTGCGGACCTTGCGGTCCTGTAGCACCAGTCGCACCCGGAGGTCCCGGCACCGTTGAGTCAGCGCCTTTTGGTCCTGTCGGCCCAGGAGGTCCAGTTGGTCCAGGAGGTCCAGTTGGACCTGGAGGCCCTGCCGTGCCTCCTCCGCCCGACCCGATCATGTCGACGAGCTTATTCAGCTTCATCGCAGTGATTCCTTGCGGGCTGTTCTTGAAACGGATCCTGGCCACCGGGTCACTCAAAACCGCAATCCTCCAAACAGGTAGACCAACAAAAGGATAATCAGGACAACGCCGAAGATCCCGAGACCGCCGCCGTAGCCGTACCGTCTGTACCCGTAGTAACCGCCGCCGCCGCCAAAGAGCAGCAGAATGATGATCAGAATTACGAGAGTGCTCATGCGAGAAGATCTTTTCCTTCCTCTTTGCGTTCCTGCATCTGCATCAGGGTGTAGTTTTTCGGGTTATATTGCAGATGAGGCTCGTCGACGAACTTCCAGGCCCCGCCCCATTCCAGGCCAAGCGTTTCCCCGATCTTCCCAACCTCCCGATAAGCTTCGCTTTCGCCGTAATACTCTTTGCCGTCCGGGCTGAAAATGCCGATGTCAAAGGCAAGCCCGAAATTGTGCCAACTCTGGCCGCCGCGTGCTTTGGTCACGATCTTTCCTGGCTTCGTCCGTCCCTGCGCGTAGAGGTCGTCCTGTTCCTGGTAGGTCCGAGTGCCGCCAATCACTTTGGCGTTGATCCCGCGCGCCTGGGCTTCCTCGATTAACTGGGTGGCCAGCGGCTGGACCCTTGGGTCGAGGGTTGCGATGTTCTTTGCTGATCTATCGTCGATTGCCATAGGTTCTGCTGGGAGCTGCCAGATTCATCCGGCGGAAGGCAGCGGTGATCTTTTGCTGGGTGTCAGAGATCCGGCCCTTGAGATGGTCGACCGGCTTCTTCACCCCGGAAGTTTCTGGACCTAACTTCTTTTTGCTGCGTTTTTGTTTACCAGAATTCAAATTCTCTCCAGCGGCTCTTGTCTTCCAGGCCACAAAATTTCCATCCGTGTTTGAGAAAGATCCTGGTCGCTTCCGCCAGCACTTCTCCGTCAACTTTCTTCGAGAGTTCCCAGCCGCCTCCGTACCAGAAGAGAGTGGGCCTCCCGGCCCCGAACTGGTAACAGCGGACGAACTGGTCGAGCCCGTTCTGGTGCATCGCTTCCACGGTGTAGAGGACGTGGAAATCGTTGTAGACCCGGAGCAGGGCCTCGCCAGCACGTTTGTTGACCTGGATCCTGCGATACCAGAAGTCCGGGAAAAGATGGCTCTGAAGCGGGAACGGAAACCGGACGTTCTTCAGGTTCCGGTTCATCCAGATCTCGCTCGGCGTGCCGGTATTGACATCCAGATCAAAGAGCCCGTACAGCTGGGACATCTGTTCCCTCAGGCGAGCGTCTTTCCCGTCTTTGCTCTCAAACAGTTTTGGGTTCAGGGCAGCGAATTTCATGCTTCGTCCAGGGCTTTCTTGATCTGGTTCTTGCTTCCGGCCTTGCTGATGAACCGGCTCCCGTCGCGGATCTCCCGCCCGTAATAATGCCGCCGGGTCTGCTCGGCGTGCTCTTTGGCCCGCCGTTCAGATTCCGGTTTGCTTGATTTCGAGATGATCTGCATCAGAAATCAGAACATCGGCATCGGGTTGCTAGCAGCCCCTTTTCTCAGCTTGGCCCCCAGATCGGCAGTGGACGGACCACCCGGAGGTTGGCTCTGGTCTTCTGTTGCCTCGTCGCTGGCCGATTCGTCGCTGACCGGCTGACCGTTAATCGCGGTCAGCTTGATGGTGGCGTTTTCCGCGTCCACGCTCTGCACAGTCCCGTCGACTGAGTACGAAACCTGATCGCCCTCTGCCGGAGGAACGCCGTCTTCTGCTAGCAGATCCAAGGGAACCTTGCAGGTGTACCCGCTCCCGGCAGCAGCGGGTTTCATCGTGACTCCAATCAGTGCCGCCATAGGGGTTAGGTGCCTGTGTAGGCGGTCAAAGTCTGGAGGACGATCCCGTTCCAGGTACTGAGGCACACTGAATTGTAGAAAGTCTTCCAAACGTAAGTGATAAATTGGTTGAACGGGTTAGCTGAATCCGGGTCCGTGATGGTGTAGACCTTCGGATTGGACGGATTTTCGCCCGCTAATTTCGGGACCGCAAAAGCGTCTTTTCCAAAGACCAGAGCGGCAATTGCCTTGCCCCCGGACACGTTGACGCCTTCCGTGTTCTGATAGCTGGCGTTGGTCGCCCGCATCACTTTGATCCCCGAAAGTGTGCCAATCTCCCCCTTCCAAATCTGGTCGGGTTTATTGAAGGCTGAAGCGTAGACCCAGGCGGATCCCTGCTCCTCAATCAAGTCGCGTTCCTGTTCCGGCGAAACCACCGCCACGAAGGTGCCGTCCGAGAATGGTTTGGCTTTCTGGACCCGGAGTTTGGTCACCGCATCGATCAGGTCATCGCCGCTGAAGCGCCCGTTCTGGCCGGTCAACGCGATCAGGGAAGCGAAGTCGGTTGCCGTACCGGCATACATCTTGCCGAACTTGGTTGGTTCCTCCGTGCTGCCATTGATGCAGGCATCGCGAACTAACGTGTCGCACCAGAGCGCGGCTTCCTCACCGAATTTCTGCATCAAGGCATCACCCGTGTTGAGGAACTCGGTCTCGTCCACGATGTCGGACACCTGCGCATAGGAGCCGTACTGCTGAAGACTGCGAGTGATGAACTCGAAGATCAGCTTGTAAGGCGCTTGCGACGGCGGCGTGCCTTCGGTCAGGCTGATGACGTTAGCAATGCTAGCAACGGGAGGACGAAACATCCTCATCGTCTTGGAGCCTTGCCCTTGCGGGATCTCAGCCTGATAAGCGAACTGGTACAGCTGGAGTTCGTCCACCTGATGTTCCAGCAGCTTCTTGCTGAAATAGATGCGGTATTCACTCGCCTTATCGGTAGTGGAAACCGCACCGTAGATTGGTTGGTTTACAGTTGTTGCCATAATAGATACAGGATTTACTTAGAGCCAGGGCATTGAGCTGTCCGGCTTGCCCCGATGTGCTAGCAGACGTTTGCGCATCTCCGCGCTGGTCAGCTTGGAAAAATCCTTGGTGGAATTATTTCCTTCCAAACCGATCCGGCCCGGAACGCCGCCGCCTATCGAGGTTCGCCCGGTCGCTTTTTGCAGCTCCGCTTTTAGTGATTCGTTTTCTTCCTTGAGGCTTTGGTTGTCCTCTTGAAGAAGCTCTTTTTGTGCCCGGTCATACGCCGCCCAAATGCCTTGCGGATGGTCTTTATAAGCCATGGCGTGCGGTCCGCCCAGGATCTCGCGCATCTTGCTGTCGATCCTGGTCCCCTTAACCATAAACTCAGGGTTTTCGGCGTGAATCTCTCGTTCGCCGTCTTCCCATTGTTTGCGGTGTTCCGGGGTGCCATATTTCGGCAGCTCCACGATGGTGCGGGAATCCTGCTTCTTCTGAAGCTCTTCCTGCTCCATCGCCTTGATCTCGCGATCGGCCTGGGCCACCAGATCCGCTCGACCGTCAATCCCCTGTTCAGCTTCCGCTGCCCACTCGTTCCGGTACTTCTTCAAGTCGGAGAGGGTGTAATCGCGTTTCGGCTTTTTGGACTCCTCAAACTCGGCTCGCTGCTTGGCAAACTCCTGTTGTTGAGACCTGAAAGCTTCCTGCTGAGAACGGAACTCGGCTCTTTCGCGTTTGGTCCGTTCATACCGCGATTCTTCTTTCTTCTGCTGGGCGGATTGCGGTCTGGATTCTCCGTTCTGGTTCCGTGATGGTTCCCCTGGCGTTGGCCGGAGAGACGCGGCAGAACCAGGAGCGTGACCTTCCTTGGTGCTAGCAGCCGGTGACCCTGAACTTTCGCTGCCGCCAAACGATTCGCTCGGTGACGATGAAGTTTCTGATCCAGTGCTGCTTTCGGTGGCGTTATCGGGCATCTTCTAATTATCTGATAGCGGTGTTTCCCCCGTTGACTGCAAACCGGCTGCTATCGAACCGGTTCTTTTCTGAGGGCAGCGGCTCAACATCCTCGCCCGGCTCCAAGCTCTCCTCGGGAGGAAAACTGCGCAGACGATGGACGATCGCCAGTAAGTCCTGCATCCCCCGGGCTCGCGCGTTCTCGCTCACCGAATCATGGTAAACGGCTCTGAACGTGTTGCTAGCAACGGTCTGACGCAGAAGTTCAAGTAACCGGACTCCGGTCGCGGTTTTGAAGAATTGATCCAGGGCCAGCTTATCGCCTCGTTCCCAGTTAACCGATCGCTGGAACGGCTGGCTGATCAGGATCCAGATCATTTTCTCCACAAAATGTTTTACGAAAGTATTCATCCTGCCACCGCTCCATTGACCGGGTTAGGCGCGGTATTCGGCGCGGGCGCACCGGCTTGCGGCACCGGAGGCGGGGCAGCGGGAGGAGGAACTCCATTTCCTCCTGGCGGCGGACCGCCGGGCAGCGTACCTGCACCCCCTCCGGGAGCACCTCCTCGAAGCTTGGCCAGGCCGACAGCGGCTCCCTGCTGGGCCATCGGGTAAACCTTCTGCTGTGGTCCCTGCAACTGATTGATGGTGGCCTGAATCTTCTGAGCAAAGACCTGAAGATCCTGGGCGTGCTGTTTCCGGTAAGCGGGATCGGCTTGCCCGGCCTGCACATGCTGCTGGCCGTGCTGCATGAAGCCCATCAGAAGATCCGGCGGGATGACCTGCCCGCGTTTAGCGGACCAGTTGATGAACCCGTCCATGATCTGGAGATGAACCAAGTGATCGTCGTCCGGCGTGACCTGAGGGGCGAAGCCGTCCATCATGGTGCAGTTTTCCAGCGCCTGTTTCTGCTGCTGGTTGGCACTGACCGAAGGCGGCTCCTGATAGAGTTGCGGGATCCATCCGGCATCCATCAGCTCGACGATCTTGCGATCGATTTCCGGGACGATGATCCACGGACTGCCACCGGCCAGCTGCCGGAGCTGCATGAGCTTTTGAATTTCTTTATCTTTAGAGTACCCATCCACCGAACCATTCGGTCTCAGGACGTACTTGTTATCCAGAGCAGCGTCCGGCAGAGTAATCCGGCGGGTCCGCCAGAAATAATCGAGATCCTTTTTGTTGTACTGCTTGAGGATGCTCCAGGCTTGATCGAAGACCCCGTTGATCGCGTTCTTGGTCACCCGGGCGCGCAGATCGTTGCTCTGCTGCATGATATTGGTGATCGAGTTGACCTCGGTAGCGGTCCGGCTCTTGGTCTGGGTATTGTCCTGGCCGATCCCGAAGTCCGGGATCCCGACCCGCTGCTCGGCAAAAGAGCGATTGCTCTGAACTTCCTCGTCAAAATTGACTGGCGGCGGCGGTTGCTGAACCAATTGAAGGACCGCATCATAAACGGCGCCAGGCTCCCACCGGATATTCTGGGCGTTGATCGATCCGCCCTGCGAACTCAAGACAGGCCGGTTGGCAATCGACATGTAATCCAGCTTCTCGTTCCACATCTTGCTAGCAGACGCTTCGTACATCTGGACCAGCTCCATCACCCCGCGCGAACTGAAATAACTGGGGTCGAGGAACTCGTAAGGAAGAACGGAGATCGGAACCTGTTTATGGTCGTAGGGCAGCTTGAAGGTTTCCCGGGCCGGTTCATCCGGCTGAAGGGGGGAAAAGGTGTGGACCCAGATGTTGTTGTCGTCCCCTCGGACATAAACTTCCCACAAGACAATCAGATCCTTGATCCGGCTGTAGCTCAATCCCTCGGACTCGATCTTTTCCTGGGTGAACCTGCCGCGATCATCTTTTCCTTCGCCCTTGATCGATTCGATGAAATCCTCGTCCATGTTATAGCCGCACTCCTCGCCGCTCCGGCGATAATCGGCTTCCGACATGTGCATGACGTGACAGACCCGGTCTGCTCTCTGGATCTCGGTGGTCCAAGGGGGGACAATCAGGTAATAAGGATGGATGCTGGCAAAAGCCAGCTGGTTGCGGGCGGCGTCCCAGTAGGTTTTAACCAGACCGATGCCGTTCTGGAGGGTGGAATCCAGGGCGCACATCATCATGTTGGTGAAATTGGATTTCTCCCTCAGCTGGAAATCGAACCATTGCGCCACCGAATCGGTGTAGCTGTCGCCCTGATCTTCCAGGGCGTAAAAGCTGGCCAATAACTCGGGCGAAAAGACCCAGGTCATGTAGAAACTCTTGAGCTTGCCTATAATAGTATCCCCGATCGGGACATGCATGTCGGCGGCACCGGGCCACGGTTTCCGAGAACGCTTGACGCCCGCCGTCCGCATCTTGTGCCAGAGCAAGACCCGGCCTTCCCAATCAGAGCGGTCTTCCAGATCCTTGCAGATCTTCTCGTAGAGATCCTGGGTGTCGTCCTGCCCGTCTTTCCCGGTCTCCCTTGGTATTGAGCTGTCGTCCATCCCCTCAGACTACCAGTGACCCTTTGCGAAGGATAAGCCCGAACGATCCGGGTGAGGCCAGGGAATTCATCCGCACCTTGACCTTATTGTTGGGCAGAAAAGCTTCCGGGATCGCGGTGTACTTGGTCCCGATCGCCACCTGGGTGCCGATGACAATCCCGGTCTGGGCGTCCAGGCAAAGGTTGCAGTGGCTCCCCGGACCCCCGTGAAATGCGTTTTTAACCAGTGTTGCCATATCTATATAGGCATCAGCCTTTTTCCGGGTGTCTCTAGACCGCGTTCTCCTGGTACTGCTGGTACTCCTGGGGAGCGTTCTGTTCCGGCGCGTTCTGCTGCTGAGGCACGTCATTCTCCTGATGGGCCTTGGCGGCGTTCTCCAGCTGATCTTCCCGGGCTTTCTTGGCGTCCCGGTATTTGTCGTTCAGGTTCTCGCGCACCTTGTCGTCGGCAGGCAAAGCGTCGACCGCGTTCCATTCGCCTTTCCGGGCTTCCAGCCGGACGGTGATGATCGAGCCGTCGCTGTAATGAAGCTGGAGAACGCGCGGATCGATCTGGATCAGTTCCTTTTCCTCGGCGTCATCAGCCACGAAGAAGCTTTTCCCGATGATATCTTTCAGGGAATCGCCGGTCGTGAACTCCGCTTTCCCGCGTTCCCGGGTCTTGGGGTCGATGGCCAGGGAATCCGGGGCGTGCGGCCCGAACTCGGACGGTTGCGGGGTGGCGGCTTCCCGGGCGATCGCGGCAGCGTTGGGATCAGGCTTCTGCTGGGGGTGATCGACGGTGGAAACAGGCGTGGGCTCGGTGTGCTCGGGAGAAGGATCGTCCATAATGTTTCCCGAAAAGACACTCCGATGACATCTGAACAAGCTTTTTCTTTGCCGGAAACCCCTAAAAAGGCCGTTTAAAAACTTTCAAAACAGGGTCCAGAAACCATCCAAAAAGTTCTCGCAAAACGTTCAGATAAGGCACAAAAAAAGGGCCTTTCGGCCCCTTAAAATATTTTATTCTTTTGGCTTTTTTCTGCCTAATCTGATCGCGGCAGCTAAATGCTTTCGTCGCAAACGCCGCTTTTGCGAACGAGTTGGTTTCAGCGGAATCGCTACCCTGTCCATGAGCCAAGCTGCTTCTGGATCTTCTCGGCTTGCCCGTCCCCGACCTGCGATTGCTCGGCATCGAACCCGTCCCAGTAAGCGTCCAGCTGGGTGAACGGCGATTCCCGCTGCCTGGTGTAGGTGGCGAAGGACGGGCTCCCGTGAGCGAAGGCACCGGCCACCGCGTCAGCCCGGTCAGGGCTCTTCACCCCTCTGGCTCGCAGATCGTCCTTGGACTCCAGGCGCAGCCGTCCTTTCAGGTCGTAGAAGATCTTCCTGGTGGTCAGCTGGGAGATTAGGGCCGGGTCATTGATCAGGACGATCTCCCGCTTATCGATCTGCATCGAGAGATTCTTCCAGATCTCTACCGCCCGATCCTTATAGATGGCGTGATTACGCGCCTTGGCCCCGAACTCGAATCGGTTGATGCTCCACCCAGCGTCTCTAAGCATATCGCACATTGGGT